TATGATTTATTTTCAGTATCTTCAAATGTTACTAAATAAACATAATATTGATATGCAGATAACATATGATTCAACATACTGGAATCGTACTGTTGTTTTTGGTGGTTACTTTACAGAGGCTAGATATATTACTGGAACTGGTATGGCTTCTATGAATTGGCCTAATACAATTAGTTATGAAAATCTTTCAAAAGATTTTAAGTTTCCGTGTCATTGTCCAATATGTAAAGATGTGGGTGATGTTTATTCTTTATTTAATCAATATAAGACAAATAAAGAGGGCAAAGAAGTGGTAGTTTTTAGAGATTTTAATATGAGTATGGCATTTCATAACTTATATTTACAGTTAGAATACCTTGAAAATGTTACAAGAATTTTAAAATCTGATATGGAAGAAGTTTATTTAGAGTTTTTTCCAAAGAAAATTTATGATAATTTAATCTTTTTAAAAGGGGTGTTTGATAATATGACAAAAGATTGGGAAGCAGAATTAAATCAGCGATTTTTGAAGGTAGAAACACCTCCTGTAGTTAAAGTTAGTGATTCATCTTTAGCCGGATTTATATGAATTTTTTTAGATACCTTGTGAGAGTTATAAATAATTATGTAAAGGGGGTAACAATGATGGAAGAAGAAAACAAACCAAAACGACCTAGTGATTGGGCTAAACAAGATAAGGCTAAACAACCAGCAAAAAAACCATTAGAAGAACAAAAGTTTGATAAGAATGGAAATCTTTTTATTAGACTTACTATGGATGATAGTGCATTGGTAGTTCGTGCTGACGGTTCTGTTGAGTTAATTAGCCACGACTTAGAAAACTCAGATGATGGTTATGTTGGTGATGTTGAAGATTTAAATAAAACTTTTTCTTTGGTGTTAGCATTAGCTTCTGCATTAGAGAATGAAGATTTGTATAATCGTATATTCCATAATCTTAATATGACATTGATGAAAAAATGGGATAATATGCCTGATGATATTAAACAAGAAATTGTAAAAAAGAGAAATAAAATTGATAATAATCGAAACACGGAACAAGAGCTAGAAAAGAAGAAACGTGTTGAGGAATTTCGTAAACGAATGAACAAATATAAAGAAACTTTTTTAGATGATTTGGATGCAGAAAAAGAAAGACTGAAACAAGATATAAGAGATGAAGAAGATTTCCATAGACGTTATGGCCGACAGTTCGGTGAGGTAGATGAAAACTGGCCAGAACATTTAGAACAACCAGGAGATTTCGATCATTTAATGGGTGGTGGTATGGAATCCAGACCAAGACCAAGAAAGATAAGGAAAAAGAGAAGTAGCTTGGAAGGTCTAAGAGGTGTTGACTGGAACCCATATGATGAAACATTGAAAAGTCATGGTTTTGATTATAGAGCTGATGAACCACCTGATGAGGAGGAATAATGAATCCATTTGAGTATGCTAATGAGTTGATAACAAAAGATAAGTATGATGAAGAAACACCAGAAAGAAAAGATTATAAACCATTTCTAATTAATCGTACTTTATCATATCATAATGATTTAATACATTACGTCAATTATTTGAATCAATATCCAGATGTAAATGATAAACTGCATTATGATTTTCTTAACTTGTCCATAGTAAAGAAAAAGAGACCTAAGAAATGGTGGATTAAGGGTAAGAAGTATGAGAACATGGAAGTAATAAAGGATTATTATAAGTACAGTACAGATAAAGCTATAATGGCTTTGTCTGTTTTATCTGGTAAAGATATTAAAAGCATTAAAAATAAGCTCTTCAAGGGCGGAGGAAAGTAATATTATAAATACCTATATAATGTGTTATAATTATTTTAACTGTTGAATTGAAAGGAACAGAACAATGAATGATAATGTTAAGTGGTCAATCGAAGATATGATAGAAGTTCGATTGAAAGAAGATGATGATTTTTTAAAAGTCAAAGAAACACTCACACGCATTGGAATAGCATCACGCAGAGAAAAGAAGTTATTTCAATCTTGCCATATACTTCATAAACAAGGTAAATATTATATCGTGCATTTTAAAGAGTTGTTTGCTCTTGATGGAAAGCCTACCAATATTTCCGAGAACGATATTGAACGTAGAAATACGGTTGTGAATCTTTTAAACGAATGGGATTTAGTTGAGATTGTTTCACCAGAGAAAGCTCAACCAACTACTTCTATTCGACAAATGAAAATTCTTCCTTTTAGTGAAAAGGGTGAGTGGGATTTACAAGCCAAATATACTATTGGTAATGTTTCTATTAAAACTTCTAAGGAACCATCAAAAGATAAGACGTTTGAAATTGGTGATGATTTTGCCGTATGATAAAAATTATTTTATTATGTAGTATTTTAATGACAGGCTGTTCAACCATGGCCGACTTAGCAGCCAATGCTTTAGGTGGTGCTATAGGCAATATGATTGATAGACGTATTGAAGATAAACTTGGTAATGATGCTGGTTTATCTGATGAAAAACTTGACGGTAAAATAGATAAAAAGAAAAAGAAAAAAGAATTTACTGTTGTTGATGAAAAAGGTAAGGAGATTAAATAATGAATGTAAAAATTGTAAAATTGATAAATGGTGAAGAGCTTATCGGTGAATATGATGAAACAACAACTACAATAAAAAATCCAGTTGTAATGATTCCCGTGAATAAAGAAAAAATAGCTTTCCAGCCATGGATACCCTATTCCGAAGATAAAGAATTTAAATTAAAAGAAAACATGATCCTTGTGGTAGTTGACCCAAGTAAACTTATTTCCAATGAATTTAATCGTGTGTATGGTTCTGGTATAGTTGTACCTAATGATACTGGTGGGCTTATTGCTTAAGCTTTTCCTTGTATTACCAACCTTTTTTTGATATAATATATACACTATGAAATTCTATACCTACGCAAGTCAAGTATTCAATAAAATTTATATTCGTGAAATAGATAACAAGGGTGAAGAATATTCTGAAACAATAAATTTTAAACCAACCCTTTATGTTTCCACACAAGAAAAAGAAAAAGCTAATTTCAAAAGCTTAGATAATAAACCATTGGGTTCAATTTCTTTTGGTTCAATAAAAGAGTGTCGAGCTCATATTGACCGATATACCGGTGTTGCTAATTATAAAATTTATGGAAATACAAATTATGTTTTTCAGTTTCTATCTGAACAATACGCTGATGATGTTCAATGGGATAAATCCAAAATATTAATCTATACTCTTGATATTGAGGTTGCTTCAGATGATGGCTTTCCAGATATTCGTTTGGCCAATGCACCAATAACAGCAATAACAGTTCATAACAGTATTAACGATATATATTATGTTTTTGGTACTGGTGATTATACACCAGATAAAAATATTAAGTATTTTCGTTTAGATAATGAAGAAGAAATGATGCAAGTTTTCTTGGATTGGTGGAAAGATAATCCACCTCATATCATTACTGGATGGAATTGTAAATTCTTTGATATTCCATACATTGTCAATCGAATGAAATATCTGGATATTGAAGCCAAGTATCTTTCACCAATTAAAAGAGTAGTCGATAAGAATGTAGTTATTGCAGGCCGTGATAATATGTATTATACGATTATCGGCATATCCACTTTGGATTATATTGATCTATATAAGAAATATACTTACAAGGCAAGAGAATCATATCGTCTGGATTATATAGGCCAAGTGGAGCTTGGCATGGGGAAAATTACAGATGATGAAATGCAAGGGTATGATTTATATAAAACAGATTATCAAAAGTTTATAGAATATAATATTAAAGACGTTGAGATTGTTAAAAAACTAGACGATAAGATGAAATTATTGGATTTGGTTATAACTATAGCCTATGAATCCAAGATTAATTTTGAAGATGTATTTTCACCAGTTAAGACCTGGGAAACGATTATTTACAATTTCTTGAGAAAACAAAATATAGCTGTTCCACAGGAAAGGCATAAGGGAGAATCAAAAGGTGGTATTGAGGGTGGATATGTAAAAGAGCCTCATGTTGGCTTGCACAAATGGGTCGTATCATTTGACTTAAATTCTCTTTATCCACATTTAATTCAACAATATAATATCAGTCCAGAAATGATTTCAAATGATGAGGTTTTAAAGATAAAATATAAAGATGGAGTTAAAGGTTTACTGGATAAAAAATTAGATACAAAATACTTAAAAGAACATCAAATGACGTTGACCCCAAATGGTCAACATTTCTTAACAAAACACCAAGGATTTCTTCCTAAGTTAATGAAGTCAATGTATGATGAACGTGTTATTTATAAAAAGAAGATGCTTGAAGAAGAGCAGAGATTGGAGGATGGAAATTATAAAAATAAAGAAGAAATTGTAAATAATATTGCAAAATTTAATAATGTTCAGATGGCTAAAAAGATACTCTTAAATAGCGCCTATGGTGCATTGGCCAATCAGTATTTCTTGTATTATTCTCCTGAACAGGCAGAAGCCGTTACTATGTCGGGTCAGTTGTCGATTAGATGGATCGAAAAGTATATAAATAAATTCATCAACGATTTACTCAAAACAGGAGATAGAGATTATGTTATCGCATCGGATACAGATAGCATTTATATCACGTTTGATAAGTTGGTTAATGAAGTGTGGGGAGAGGGAATTGAAACTGAGAAGGTTATCAACTTCTTGGATAAAATGTGCAAAGATAAAATTGAACCATATATTGAGGGGTGTTATAAAGTTCTTTATTCGTATGTAAACGCATACGAGCAAAAGATGGTGATGAAAAGAGAGTCGATAGCTGACAAAGGTATCTGGACAGCTAAGAAAAGATACATTCTGAATGTTTATGACTCTGAGGGTGTAAGATACAAAGAACCTAAATTAAAGATAATGGGTATTGAGAGTGTCAGGAGTTCTACTCCGCAATGGTGCAGAGAGAACATACAATCGTTGATAAAGACAATTATCAATACAGATGAGCAGACAGTAATAAAAACTATTGAAGATTATAGAGAAACTTTCAAGACTTTGAAGTTTAGTGATATTGCATTTCCAAGATCAGTCAAAGGCTTGAGTAAATATAAATCTTCAAAAGATATTTACATTAAAGCTACTCCAATTCATGTTAGGGGTACTTTATTGTATAACCATCATTTAAAGGAGAAAAATTTAGTAAAGAAATATCAATTAATCCGTGATGGAGAAAAGATTAAGTTTGCATATCTGAAAGAGCCAAACATACTCGGTGAGAATGTGATTGCTATTGCAACTGTCTTGCCGAGTGAGTTTGGTTTAGAGAAATATATAGATTATGAT